TCCGAACTTCTACACGACTGAGGCCATTATCGCTCAGCTGCTTCTGCTGCGTGATGCCGATGGTCACCGTTTGTACAAGAGCCTCGCTGAGGTTGCCTCCGAAATGCGGGTCGGCTCGATCATCGCCGTTGAGGTTATGGAGAGCATTCCGACTTTGATTGGCGTTATCGTCAACATGGCTGACTACGTCATTGGCGCCGATAAGGGTGGACAGACCACCATGTTCGACGACTTCGACATCGACTACAACCAGTACAAGTACCTGATTGAGACTCGGATGTCCGGTGCTCTGGTTCGTCCCAAGACGGCCATGGCTTTCTGGAAGACTGATGCTGCTTCGGCATTGGTTGTGCCGACGGCCCCGACCTTTGACGGTGAGGACATCACCATCCCGACGGTTACTGGTGTGACCTACAAGGATGCGGATGATGTTACGGTGACCGGTACGGTTGCTGTTCCGGCCGGTGAGACGGTTGTGATTCATGCCGTTCCGGGTGCAGGTAAGCACTTCGCTTCGAGCGAGAACGATACCTGGTCGTTCTACAACAACGCCTGAGAGTAAGGAGTTCCGATGGCTAGGTTCTACGGAGAGGTAGGTTACGGCACCACCGAAGAACAGCCAGCAGCTTCCGGTGTCTGGGTCGACGTCATTATTGAAGAGTCATATTACGGTGACGTTATCCGGAACATCAAAAGAGCAGAAGCTGGCGAGGGTCTGAATGACGATATTGCCGTCAATAATGCGATTAGCATTGTCGCAGACCCTTACGCCATCGGTCATTATTTCGAGATCAAGTACGTGCGATGGGAAGGGGTACTCTGGACAGTCACTGCGGTGGAAGTTCGGTTGCCCCGACTCATCCTGAATCTCGGGAGTGTGTACAATGGCCCTACGCTCTGAGTTGCAGGAGCTGTTGCTCACTATCACACCTAATGTGTATTTTCAACCACCTCCTACGTTGCTGATGGATTATCCATGCATTGTTTATCAACGTGATTATATTCTAGATCAGCATGCAGATGATCAGCCATACAGCAGTAGAAAGCGGTACCAAGTAACTGTTATCGCACAAGATCCAGACAGTACAATCGTTGATGCAGTCAAACGGTTGTCACTGTGCACGTATGATCGATTCTTTACTGCTCATAATCTCAACCACGACGTGTTCAAACTGTTCTTCTAGCTAGAAGGGAAGAAAAGACAATGGTTGCTCTTTTGTGGGACCAGACCGCCGAGCGTCTCTACGAGACCGGCGTTGATCATGGAGTCCTCTACGTTCCAAACGCATCGGGCGTTTACGAAACTGGCGTTGCCTGGAATGGCCTCGTTAGTGTCACCGAGTCGCCCACTGGTGCCGAGGCTACCGCTCAGTATGCGGACAACATCAAGTATCTGAACCTCATCTCGGCGGAGGAGTTCGGCGCCACGCTCGAAGCCTTCACCTATCCTGATGAGTTTAATCAGTTCGATGGTTCCGCTTCCCCCGAAGTGGGCGTGACCGTTGGGCAACAGCCCCGTAGGTCCTTCGGACTGTCTTACCGTAGCCGTCTTGGTAATGACGTCGATGGCGATTCCCATGGGTACAAGCTCCACCTGGTATACGGTTGCGTTGCCGCTCCTTCGGAGAAGGCATACACCACCATCAACGATTCGCCGGAGGCCATTACTTTCAGCTGGGAGATCTCTACGACTCCTACCGCTGTTACCGGCTTGCAGCCCACCTCGTTGATTGTTATCGATTCGACACTTGTGCTACCGGCCGAGTTGGCGGATCTTGAAGAGCAGCTTTGGGGTGCAGCCGCCGTTACTCCGAACCTGCCAACACCTGACGCCGTCATTGCGATGTTCCCAGGTGTCTGATACTTGATGACTGGAGGTCAGAGAATGCTAGTACTAAACATTCCGGAAACGGAACTATTCGATGAGTCTGATGGTACGTTCCATAAGTTGGATCCTGTTACTTTAAGACTCGAGCATTCTCTGATTTCCGTGTCAAAATGGGAGTCCAAATGGCAAACTCCCTTTCTCGCTAAGAAAGACAAAACTCGAGAAGAGGTCGATGGTTATGTGGAGGCCATGATTCTCGATGATAATTTTCCCCCGGGGGTAGTTTCCAGATTTGGTTCCGAACATTACTTAGCCATCAATGCTTACATCGAGTCCCAAGAATCAGCCACAACGTTCGGAAGAATGCCACAACACAAAGGCAAAGGCGAAACAATTACTGCCGAATTAATTTACTATTGGATGGTCGCATTTCAAATTCCATTCGTCTGCGAAACTTGGCACCTTAATAGACTTTTTGCGTTGATTAAGATTTGTAACATCAAGAACTCAAAGCCAGACAAGAAATCTAGAGGTGAGATGGCTCGCGATTATAGAGAAATGAATGAAAGACGAAAGGCCGAGTTGGGAACAACGGGATAAGGAGGTGTCATGACCGCTATTCTTTGGGATCAAGCAGGAGAACGTATTTACGAAGTAGGTGTGAGTCGAGGTGTTCTTTACCAAAGCGATGGGTCTGGTGTTGCTTGGAATGGTCTGATCGAAGTTGAGACTGGTTATGACACAACTACCGATCCCGTTCATTACGATGGTCAAAAAGTTAACGACATACTTGAAATTGGAGATTTTGAAGGAGTTATTAGAGCTTTCACATATCCCGATGAGTTTCTCAATTATTTCGGTCAACTCGAGGATACAGCTGGTTTTCGAGTAACTGGACAGCAACAGAATCGCTTCAGCATGTCTTATCGTACAGAGATTGGAAGCGATGTTTCTCAGAGTGTCGGCTATAAGATTCATGTGTTGTATAATCTGACAGCAGTACAAAGTCCACGAACAAACGCTACTTTAACTTTGGACCCAGAAGCCACAGAATTTCAATGGGATATTACCTCAATTCCAGAAGCTGTTAGTGGTTATCGTGCTTCTTCTCATGTTATATTTGATAGCCGAAGAATTGACCCATATCTCATGTTGGACTTGGAAGCCATCCTATATGGGAATGACGAGGTAGATGCTCGGCTCCCATCCATGCAAGGATTGGCTCAGTTCATGAACAAGTGGGGTCGCTTGGTCATTACCGATAATGGCGATGGTACTTGGACCGCATATTCTCCACTAGATGGTGTCATCACAGTGGCTGGAGACGAGTTCACAATCACTTCCGACACGATCGTGATGTTGGATGCGGAAACATACGAAATTTCTAGTAGCGAGTTGATCGAGGAGGATCTGTGACGACCGTAACTAGCTTTACTGCAGAACGAATGCTAGAGATCGAAAATGAAACGATTACCGATGCACATCTTTCTGGAGACGATCTTATTCTCACCACCCGTGAAGGAACTGACATCAATGTTGGTTCTGTTCGTGGGCCAACAGGTTCTGGTGGTGCAACTGGTGCAACTGGTGCCGGCTTTGCGATTGGGCAGATAGGCCATTTCCCAAAGTCGCCTCTTCCATCAGGATGGCTTGAGTGTGATGGGACTACTAAGTCGATCGCAGCATATCCCGCTCTTGCCGCATATTTAGGTACTACTTATGGTGGAAATGGTACCACTACATTTGGTTTGCCTGGTTATGGAGGCCGAGTTTTAGCTGGTAGAGACTCGGGTCAAAGTGAATTCGACACCATTGGCGAACTGGGTGGTGCTAAGACCCATCTTCTCACTGTGACCGAGATGCCTGCTCACGCTCACGCACATACGCTTGTCCCTGCAGAGCATGTCCACTACATGGATCACGTTCACGGTCCTGCTTCAGGTGGCGCTTTCGTTAGTTCTGTTGCAGGTTTCACATTGGCAACTCCGGGAGGTTTGAGTTTCAATACTACCTCCACTACCGCCGGAGCTTCAACAGCTTACACTGGTGGTGCATCGGCCTTGTATTTAGGTGGAAGCATCAGCACTTCTGGCGGTGGAATTGCTCACAACAACTTGCAGCCATATCGTGTTGTCCTGATGGGTATCTACTCGGGAGTCTAACTCATGCTCAAGGTCAGTTCTGAAGGTGATTTTAAAAGGACCGAAAAGTTCCTCAACACCATGAGATCTGGCAGCATATTTAGGAATCTTGAGCGTTTTGGCCGAATGGGGGTGGATGCACTTTCCAGTGCCACTCCTGTAGACACGGGAAGAGCAGCTCATTCTTGGACATATCAAGTGTGGGTAAGTGGATCGGTATATTCTATTAGTTGGCTTAATACCGATATTGAAGGTGGGTTAAACGTGATCATCCTTCTTCAATATGGTCACGGTACCGGCACAGGAGGCTATGTTCAAGGAAGAGACTTCATTAATCCGGCCATGAGGCCAGTGTTCGATAAGATCGCCGAAGGAGTTTGGAGGGAGGTGCTCAATGCCTAGCGTTGATAGTCGTGTAGTCCGTATGGAGTTCGATAATGCGCAATTTGAGCGTGGAGTTTCAACCACCATCTCTACTTTGGGCAAGCTTACCGAAGCACTCAAGTTCAAGGGTGCTACCACTGGTCTAAGCGATATTCATGCTGCTGCAGGTAAGGTAAACTTCCAATCCATCTCAGATGGGATCGAGGGAGTCAGCAAGAAGTTCATAGCGTTGAGCACTATTGCGATCACTGCTCTTTCAAACATTACTACGGCAGCAATAAGTGCGGGTCTCAATTTCGCTAAATCATTTGCATTAGGCCCTCTCATGAGTGGCTTTAAAGAGTTCGAAACGAATGTTAACTCAATTCAGACCATTCTTGCCAATACCAAGTCGCAGGGAACTAATCTGGATCAAGTTAATGCCGCATTAGATCAGTTGAACCAGTACTCCGATAAGACCATCTACAACTTCAGTCAAATGGCCAAGAATATCGGCACATTCACAGCCGCCGGTGTGGATCTGAATACTTCGGTATCTGCCATCAAGGGTATTGCTAACCTGGCCGCCATCTCGGGTTCTAACTCTGAGCAAGCTTCTTCGGCGATGTATCAGCTTTCCCAAGCTCTTGCATCTGGCACAGTGAAGCTAATGGACTGGAACTCGGTTGTCATGGCCGGTATGGGTGGCGAAGTCTTCAAGAATGCATTGTTCGAATCTGGTAAGGCACTTGGGGCTCTTGCGGATGTTCCCGTGGACCAGACATTCGATCAATGGGAGGCTTCCGGTAACAACTTCCGTAGTTCGCTTGAATCTGGATGGCTTACGGCTGAGGTTCTGACAACCACGCTTGGCGGTATATCTGGTGAATTGTCTCAGATCGATCTCGAAGCTAAGGGTTTCTCAGCTAGTGCAGCCGCACAAATGGTTGAATTGGGCAAACTTGGTATCGATTCTGCTACATCTGTCCGTACCTTCACTCAGTTAATGGGGACTGTTAAGGAATCGGTTGCCTCGGGCTGGTCAGCAACATTCCGGCTCCTGATTGGTAACTTTGAGGAGTCTACCGCGCTGTTTACTGGAATCAACAATGCGATCAGTGGGTTCGTCCAGAACAGCGCAAATGCTCGTAATGCCATGCTTCAAACATGGAAGGACATGGGCGGTCGTACGCTACTTATCGAGACACTTCAGATAGCGTTTCAGAAGTTGATGGCCGTTCTAAAGCCAATCGGCGATGCATTCCGTTCCGTATTCCCAAAGATGACCGGAGAACGGCTCTTCGCCATTACACTTGCGGTCAACAAGTTCGTCAAGGCTATTACGCCATCGAATGCGCTCATAATGGGCATCGGTGCTGTCATGAAGATCTGGATCAACATCATGAAGATCCTATGGTCGGTTGTTGGGCAAGGAATTGGGTTTATATTTGACCTGGTCAAGGCGCTCTTCGGTTTGGCTGATAGTGGGCAAGTTACGTCGGGTCTACAGAAGATTTCGGCATTCTTTGAGAACTTGGCTAAGACTCTTACTGGTAAGGGTGGCCAGATTGCTCAGTTCTTCAAGGATCTATTTGCTTCTATCCAAGATCTTCCGGCCCTACTTCAAGCCTTCAAGGATAAGATCGTCGGCTTGTTCGACGGAGTGGATCCGAAGGTTCCGGATGCTCTAGCAGATAGCATGGGTCGGTTCTCCGATCGATTCAAGAGCATAAAGGATGCCTTCGGTGGGTTGGCCGATCTGTGGGCTCCCTTCTCAAATGCCATGAAGAAGGTTGCCACGATTCTGGAGGAAACGTGGATTGTAGTCAGGGATTGGTTTAAGGATCTTGGGCAGAAGATCGCTGATAATATGGGCGAAGGCGACTTCGACGCTGTCCTTGATGCCATCAATATCGGTCTTCTGACTGCAATTGCTGCTCTGCTCGCTCGGTTCTTCAAGAAGGGATTTAAATTCGATCTCACTGGCGGAGCCTTCGACAAGATCAAGGGCATGTTCGAAGAGTTGACTGGCGTAATGTCTGCAATGCAGACGAAGCTCAAGTCAGAGGCTCTCTTGAAGATTGCGACCGCTATTGGAATTCTTACCGCTTCTGTCTTGGTGCTATCTCTTATCGATTCTGCCGCACTAACCAAAGCACTTACCGCAATGGCAATTGGTTTTGGTCAGCTCATGGGTGCATTCGCTATCTTGTCGAAGATTACTCTAGGCCCATCGAGTGCCGCAAGTTTCACCATTCTTGCCGGAGGTATGATCGTTCTATCCACAGCGATCCTTATTCTTGCTGCTGCGGCTAAGGTATTCGGTACTATGAGTTGGGAAGAGTTGGCTAAGGGTCTTGCTGGTGTCACAATTTCTATCGCTGCGCTTGCCATAGCCGCAAAGCCATTGGCTGCAAACGCTCCAGGAATGATGGCAGCAGGTGTAGCCATGATCCCGCTTGCTATTGCTTTGCTGATCCTAGCTAAGGCAGTTGCTCTATTTGCTGTGTTGCCATTTGGTGATCTGGTTAAGGGCTTGTTTGGTATGGTGGTTGGTATTACTGGTTTAGGTCTGGCAATGAGGGCCTTCCCGGAGAATATGGCGCTGAGCGGCGTCGGTCTACTTCTTGTTGCCTTATCACTGGATAAGATTGCTGCCGCTATACAGGTATTTGCCGGTTTCGCATGGGGAACCATACTCAAGGGCATATTCTTAATGGCCGTTGCTTTGGCTGCTATTGGTTTGGCCATGCAAACCTTCCCAGGTAATATGCCTCTTACAGCGCTCGGTCTTCTACTTGTGAGTGTTGCACTCATGGGGATTCAGAAGGCCATGGCCGCATTCGGTGGAATGAAGCTAACTGAACTCGTTAAGGGTCTATACGGAATGGCCGGAGCTTTAGTTATATTGGGAGTTTCTCTAACTCTAATGAGCGGAACCGTTGGTGGAGCGATTGCTCTTGGTATCGCAGCTGTATCTCTCGGACTTCTCGTAAAGGTAGTGAAGGAGTTCGCAAAGGTAAAGATTGGGGATTTGGTTAAGGGATTGCTTGCTATGGCTATTTCACTTGCGGTTATCGCAGGTGCAGCCTTCCTTCTGCAACCAGCCATCCCAGCCATGATAGGTCTTGGTGCAGCGCTTATTCTCATCGGAGCAGGATTCGCATTATTTGGCGTTGGTGCTGCAGCTGTAGCTAAGGCGTTTGAGTTGTTCGCCGTGGTTGGGCCCAAGGGCGCTAAGGCATTTACGGAAGCAATGCAGACAGTTGCTAAGGCAATCCCAGCATTCATCGCTGCAATCGCCACAGGACTAGTAGAAGCCATTGTTATGTTCGGTGAGATGGCAGGTCCTTTGGCTGAGGCTCTTGGTAAGATCCTTAGCGCTGTCATGGATCAATTGATCATGCTTATTCCGAAGCTAGGTGAATTGCTTGGGGTTCTTATTTCGACAGTGATCGACCTGCTTAGGGAGAAGATTCCTGAGTACGTCCTGTTGGGTGTCGATATTCTTCTAGCTCTGCTCCAAGGTATTCGGGATCGTATTGGCGATATCGTCATAGTTGTTGGCGAAATTATCACTCAGTTCCTGGATGCATTGGCGATTGAGCTGCCAAAGATTGTTACATCAGCCACGAATCTTTGGGTCACAACAATTCTCGCTATCGCCACAGCTGTGGGTGAGATGGCCGCTACGCTATTCTTCGGCGTTGGTATTGCGCTTATCACCGGCTTCGTCAATGGGATGGATGATCAGATTGGAAAGGTTTGGGACTGGATCAAGGGCTTCGTCACCGGTCTTATTGACAAGGTTAAGTCTGCTCTTGGCATCAACTCCCCATCTACAGTTTTCAGAGATATTGGTATCGATCTGATTACCGGGTTCCTCAACGGCATTGTTCAAGCTGCTGTAGCTGTTACGACATGGTTCAGAAATCTAGGTAAGAACATCATTTCTTGGGTCGGTGACATGCTCACTACGCTTAAGGACAAGGGTTATCAGGTCATCGTTGGATTCTGGACTGGAGTAATAGATCGTTGGACTGGCGTCGCAGCTTGGTTCGGTCAACTCGGCAGTAAGATTGTGAGTGCTCTTGGCAGGATTGATGACGTTCTCTTAGGTACTGGTAGAGCCATTATGAATGGTCTTTGGAACGGCCTGAAGGAAGTCTGGAATAGTGTCTCGAGCTGGCTTGGTGGTCTTGGTAAGATCTTCCCGATTAAGAAGGGGCCTCCTGCTAAGGACAAGGTTCTACTGTATGAAAGCGGTAGGATGATTATGGGAGGTCTCCAAACTGGTCTGGAGGAAGTTTGGGGAAAGACAGAAAAGTGGCTTACTACTCTAAACCCAGCAGACCACGTCAACTCCGACGCCATCACTGCTACCTTCGAGAAGGTAATCAACTCCGCAGCTATGGCCGTTTCTGAGATGGATACGGTTCAGCCCGTGATAACGCCCGTCCTGGATCTCTCACAAGTTCGGAAGGACGCAACGGGTATTCAGTCTATGTTCGGGCAACCGTCCATGGCGTTGAAATCACTGGGCATGGCTAACCAGATTTCTCTTGGGACTACTAGGACGGCTCCGGACGAGACGCCAGTTCCTACTGCCGCAGGTAATGTGACCTATGAGCAGAATGTGTACGCACCTAAGCAGCTATCCACGGCTGATGTCTACAGACAAACTCGTAATCTCATCGCTGTGCGGAAAGAGGAGTTGGCAATCCCATGAGAGTTTCTAACGTAACCATGTATGTCGATGATGTCGAACTTGCCAGTTTCGCTCTCGGTTTGGGGGAGACTCCAGATCGATATTTGATCAAAGCGATGTCTGGGATTGATGCGGATACAATCGCGCCTCGTTTCTACTCGTCTGGACAAAGAACTGGAGCTGGTCTCTTTGACTTTGCGTTGGGGCTAAGAGAATTGGTATTTCGTATTGCCCTTAACCCAAAGTTTCTATTGGATGAGACGTTCTCTGAGCTGAGAGATGCCTTGTATCGAGCTATATCTGCTAATAGAACTGGAGTGATCAGGATTCAGTTTAATGATGGCGCATCTGTTGTCGCTCAGATCTCTGGGTTCATCGTGAAATTCGAGACTTCTCTGTTCACAAAGAGTCCAGAGGCTCAGTTGACGATACGATGCAACGATCCGTTCTTCAGATCTGTTAACTATGTTCATATTACGGATGCATCCCCATCTAATCCGATTGAAATCCCAGACAGTCTCTCGACAGCTCCGCATGGGTTCGTTATGGGGATGGAATTCAGTGCTACGGCCGATTCCATAACAATGCAGGATACTTTCACTGATCCAGAATGGACATTTACTGTAGCTCCCGTCGGAGGATTCGAAATCGGAGACGTTCTGTGGTTCTCAAGCGAGACAACAGACAAGTATGTCTATATCGACAGGGCCAGTGTGATTATCCCCATTGTGGACGCGATTATGCCTAACTCGGTATGGCCGATCATATTTCCAGGGGCAAATACCTTCTATCTAAGAGAAGTAGAGCCCATAACGAGTTACGACATCAAGTATTATCCGGCTTATTGGGGGGTCTAATGGAACTGTTTAAGTTTTCCCATGGTGCAGATCCAATGGACATTATCGAAGGTGAGATGATTAATGGTGCTACGAGTAAGATGTGGGTTGAGCGATATTCTGAGTCTGGAGAATTCGAGATCATATCACCCATTAGCGCTGGTCTTCGTGATTTCCTCCCAGAAGGTACCATGATTTCCCATACGGATACTCTCGAGCTGATGATCGTAGAGAATCATGAAATTACCGAAGAAGAGGACGCAGATGCGACGGTGAAGACTACTGGTCGTTCATTTGTGTCATATTTGGAGCAGAGGATCATTGGTGCTGATGAATCTAGGCTTTCTCCAATTAGGGGTGAACTTGCATCCGCAGAAGTAGTCGAAACTACTCCCGTGCAGATAGTTAATCTGATCAATTACACCATTCATCCGATTCAGACTGGTTCTGAAGGTGATGATTTGGGGCCGGTTCATGCTGTCTATGAGGCAGACGTCGGAACGGAACATCAGCGTACGTTTAAGCCTCAAGTTCTCTGGGAACGAGTCAAAGAACTACTAGCAGTCGATGATCTTGGAATCCGAACCTTTCGCAGGAATGATTTTGGAGACCATGGTTCGCCCACAGAGACTCAGATTCAAGTATATTCTGGCGTGGATCGTTCTGCATCTCTCGTGTTTTCATGGAGAGAGGGAGATCTCGACAAAGCGCAGTATTTGTTCACGAATAAGAAGCTTAAGAATGCTGCGTTGGTAGTTACTCGTTATCTCTACACTGTTGTTGCAGGAACTGAAGAAGGATATGACAGACGATTCATGCTGGTCGACGCAAGTGACCTAGACAACAACATGACGACCGTTCCAGCTGGTGCTGAGTTGACCGCACTTCTAGGACAGATGACAACTAGAGGAGAAGAGGCTCTAAGGGGTCAAACGACCATCGTCCTTACCCAATCCAATCTCTCGGACATCAGAAAGTACCGATATCGTGTCGATTTCAACGTTGGCGACACAGTAAGGCTAGTTGGTAACTTCGGCGAAATCGCAAACATGCGGATTACTGAATATACCGAAATTGAAGACGAAAATGGCGAAAGTAGCCATCCGACACTATCACTTCCAGGAGTGTGACATGAGTACTCAAGATCCGGTGCCTGTTGAGCCCGACCCAGATGCAGAGTTCGATCTGAAGAAGTATCTGCCCCAGAAGTGGTACGATCTCCTCAAGGGGATGTCGTCAATCGTCCTCCCTGCCGTTGCAACACTAGTTCTAGTGGTTGGGGCCCAGTGGGATTGGGCCGATAAGGATAAGATCGCTGGAACGGTCACTGCCGTCGCTGTCTTCTTAGGTCTGCTAGTCCGTAGTTCGGCCAGCCGCTTCAAGCAGGCTACGAACGTCGGCAATGTTGTCGTTTCAAAGACCCCAGAGGGCAAAACGCTATATTCTATGGAGATCGGCGTCCCCTTTGAACAGATCGAACAACTTGACACTATGACCTTCGGTGTGAAGCGATAATCGCAATAAAAACAACGCTTGTAATGAGAGCTACCGAAAGGAATTAAATGAGACTGTTCAAGAGGAACGAGTCGTCAGACCTGGACGGAGCCATCGACAAGCTGAAGCTTGAACTCGAGACGTATGGTCCTGGAGACCAGGAGTGGGACGACCACCTGACACAGTTGGAGAGATTGATCGATCTTCGCGGCAAAACAACGCCGTGTAGACGATTCAGTCGCGACACGCTGCTCATGGTGGGTGGAAACCTCCTGGGGATCCTGATCATCGTCGGGTACGAGCACACGCACGTGATGGTTTCAAAGGCGTCTGGCTTCATCATCCGACCGAAGGAGTCACACATCTGACCCGAAAGGGCTCGAAAGGCGTAGAGGCCGTGTAAGAACACACGGCTTCTATGCTTTTCTTAATTTTTTGCATTTTTCCAAGAAAACACCCTTCTACAAGGCCTTCTGAGCGATCAAATAAGGCTGATATGGGTGAATATAGCCGAACTAGGGGTATCGTCGCTTAGAAAGCAAATTAGAGGCCAATCAGGCAAAAAGGCCATTTCAGAGGCAAAAAAATCCCGGGGGAAGAGTTTGAAAAAGTAATTCGCAAGATTTACAACGCCTATAATGAGAACTAGCCTGAGGAGGCACTAATGAAGAAGCACTATGGACCGCTGAACTTTCTGTTCGACGTCATCATGACGATCGTGACATGTGGGTGGTGGTTGGTCTGGGTGTTCGTTCGCGAGATGCGGAAGAACTAGCTAGAACACAAGAGGGCGTGCAGCAATGCATTCCCTTTTCGCCCTCGCAAGAAATACAACGCTTATAGTGAGAGGTTTCCCCAGGCTGGGGAATAATGGACGAGGTCAACGATCCGCCTCTCATTTTTTCCTCGCAAGAAATACAAGGCTTATAATGAGGAGGAAGCGAAAGCTTCGGCGACACCCGTAAGGGAAACGGCCAACTCCTCATTTTTTCTTCGCAGGAAATACAAGGCTTATAATGAGAAGGCCTATGGCAGAGCCCAGTTACAAATCGAACTGGGGCGTCGATAATAGCGAGTAGATGATGCTACTACCTTCTCTTTCTTTTTCCTCGCAGGATAAACAACGCCTGTAATGAGAAACAACCCGAAAGGAATTAACATGACGTGGAAAGACAAGCTGAAGAGGCAGTGGAACGAGAACCCGCTGATGGTCATCGGAGTCGGCGCTTTCGCAGCAACAGCTGCATCGAAGCTGCTGGCCTCGGTGGTCGCGGCGCAGAACGCCCACTCCTGGAAGCTCGAAGTCAACCGAAGGATCGCCCAAGGGAAGTGATCAGAAGGGGCGTGCAGCAATGCATTCCCTTTTCTCGTAGAAAGGAGTACATAATGAACAAGATCCGAACCACTATTGGCGTCACCGCCCTAGTGGTATCAAGTGCTGCCTGTACACCGAAACAGGTTGCGGACTGGGTATCAAAAATGGCTGTAGCGGCCGCTACACCAGATCCAGCCGATGATATTGCTTTGATGGAGGAAATCAACGCTATTCCGCCAGTGCCTGACACACCATGCCCAGAGTGGTATTGGCACGCCATCGAGGCTGGTTTCACACATGAGGAGTGGATGTACCCGCTGAGTGGCATTCTGTGGGATGAGTCAAGATGTGACCCGAATGCATACAATCAATCGGGTGCCACAGGACTCGCTCAGGTGATGCCTATGTGGGTTCGTCCTTGTGGTGGAGGAGATCTTCGAGATCCGATGTTCAACCTAAGATGTTCTAGACATGTTGTGGATGACTCTGGTTGGGATAACTGGAGCACTTGGAAAGGATAGTCATGGCTTTGGCAATTGCAATTACGAATAGTAATGACGAGATCATCAGGGCCGCTAACGGTGGTGATCCGATTCATGTGGATCCGAAAGGTCCTCTTATGTTTCTAGTGATTGATAAAAACGCTACTACTCGAGTGATCAGTAGTGGTGATTTGAGGAAGATGGGCAAGTCGGTTCATGGTGTGACCAGGAAGGTCTATGTCGTCAAGTAGCTCGCAAGAAAAACAACGCTTATAATGAGAGGAAGGCAAGACACGACTGTGTAGGTGAAAAACCTACCTGCCTGGCGTGGGAGTAGAACCACATAAGTACAGTTATCGCTGGACTGTACGCCCAAGCCTCTCATCTCTTTTACTCACTGGAGGAATCATGGAGTATTGCAAGTGCATGGGTGTTCGTGGCGCGAAAGATGCATTGCGGGATATCCGTGATGAGGTAGTGGAGTTGCTCAAGGTGAGCAGCTTCGATGAGTTCTGTGATGAGTTGAGCGATGTCATGTTTGGCATTGGTCGGCTTGTTGCGGGATTCAGAGGGAAGGTGTACGTGCGTATGCCTGGTGATCGTCGTCATATCGAGAAGATCAATGTGAGGATGATGAAGCAGGGATGTGTGCGGAGTGAGAGAGTGGTCGCCAAAGGTAAGGAGGAACGATGGAATCGGAAGTAGACGCACGCGGTGTTCGCTACGATTCGGCGTTCTATCCGCACACAGTAAATTGCATGCGAAAGGCATGTACTCGAACCAACCCGCAAGAATGTGACTGCGGTGGAAATGAACTAGCGAAAGAGATGAACCATGGAAGCAGAACTTAAGGTCACGTTCGGTAAGGCTTGGTACAAGCTGGTAGCAACGTCCGTTGCTGTTGGAGCAGTTTCAGCCTTGGCGACTTACGTGAGTGGAAAGCAAATGTTCAAGGCCGGGTTCCGGCAGACGGAGCTCGTTGTCAAGGATTAAGCAATCTCTTTTACTCGCACCTGAGGAGGTGAATTATGGGTGATTGTTGCTGTAACCATAAACCCCACTACGGCTTCTTCAAGTTTTGTGGGGACGTCATCATGACCTGCTTTACTGCTGGGTTCTGGTTGATCTGGATCTTTATTCGAGAAATGAGGAAGCGTTGAGAATCATCAATGACATAAGGTCCAATCTCAAAGGGCACTCACCCACGTACTTGGCAGGTGCGGGTTGCGTGGGAGTACTGACAACCGCATATCTAACCGCAAGAGCTTCCTTCAAAGCCGGAAACAGAATCGGCTACGAGGAATCACATAACTGGGACAATCGCACTACGAAGGAGCGTATTAGATATTATGTCCCCAAAGTCTGGAAGCTCTACATTCCTGCGGGAGTGTCTGGCGTCCTTACAGTCGGATGCATCCTTGGAGCCAACCGTCTCGGATCTAGACGTATCATCGCTGGTCAAGTTCTTCTTGCAGCCTCAGAACGCGCATATTCTGCGTATCGAGGTGAAGTCATTGAGGAGTACGGTGAGCGTAAGGATGTCGCCATTCGAGATAAGGTTGCAGAGAAAGTCGTAGACGTTCGTCCACCACCCGAGGTGATGATCGCAGGTACGGGCGATGTGACTTGCTGCGAGATCTTCACGGGTCGGTACTTCTCCTGTACAATGGAGAGGCTGAAGCGTGCACAGAATGATCTGAACGCTAAGTTGCTTCGTGACGATTACTGCACGCTCGACGAGTTCTACTGGATACTTGGTCTCGAGTACACGCAGACGTCAAGTGAAATGGGTTGGCGATCGGATCGACTCATGGAGCTAGAGTTCACAACCACAATCCACAAAGAGAAGCCAGTTCTGGTCTTCGGCTACAACTATGTGAGACAACTGTAATCGCAGAATAAACAACTCATATAATGAGGAACAACCGAAAGGAATGAAATGGACGAAGACCTGAGCACACTCGTTGCTGCAGAGGTGAAGGACCAGTTGAAGCGTCGATCCAACGCGAACGTCTTCGGCACAATTGCCGGAGCCATCGTGGCGGGTTTCGCTGCAGCTACCTACACCGCTGTCGCAGTGAAGATCAGAGATCGTCGAGTCATCGACTCGGAGTGACCAACCAGAGAGGGAGTACAGCAATGTATTCCCTTTTGTCTTTCGAAAGGACACCCAATGTTTAAGAAGCCAATCACCTATCAAGACTTCGATGGACGTACGGTCACCGAAGACTTCTACTTCAATCTGACCAAAACTGAGCTGTTAATCCTTGAGTCACAGACTCCTGGCGGACTAGCAGCTTCACTCGAGCGAATCGGCAAGAGTAATGACTTCAATCTGATCGTTAGCGAGTTTGTGAGAATCGTACTTGCGACGTATGGCGTCCGTTCTGAGGATGGAAAGCGGTTCATCAAGGACGAGCAGGTCATCAAAGAGTTCCAGCAGACGAATGCGTGGGACGAGTTGTTCTGGGAATTGGCCACAAAGGCCGATGCTGCTGCCGAATTCGTTAATGGAGTATTCCCGAAGGACATGGACAGGCTTCTCAGTACGATCACTGTTGAGCAATTGGCAGCGCAAGCCCCGACACAAGACCCGCTGTTTAAGGCGCCAGAAACGTTTCCTTCCCCAACATCTTACAACCCTCCGCCAGCGTAAGGAGCTGACATGGATTATACAGGTAATTCTGACAAAAGTAAGGAACCAGTACCCGAAAAGAAGAAGTTCGAGAAGGTGGTTACTGGCGAAGTCGTCGACAAAGAGATCGGCCTTGGGCGTAAGTTCAAGAACGTGTTCTTCGGAGGAGATGCTAAGCAATCAGCTCGTTATGTTGCTGGCGACGTTCTTCTTCCAGCTCTTCGCAATCTGATCGTCGACATGGCAACCATGGGTATCGAGCGACTCGTGTATGGCGAAGGATCTCGTCGGCGTGGCCGATCGATTCCTACGACGTCGCGAGTTCAGTACAACGCCTATAGTGGCATGGTTGAGCCTCGACAGCTTGGACGGGTGAATCTGCCTGGCCAGCCTCCAAGGATCACAGCAAGAGCTCAGGAGCGAGATCTGATCTTGGAACGACGTGAGGACGCCGAGGCTGTCCTCGAGCAACTGACCATCATCATTGATCAGTACGAAGTGGCATCTGTCAGCGATCTCAACGAGTTGCTGGGCAGGCCAAGTTCACACATTGACCAGAAGTGGGGGTGGACCTCACTCGGGCATGTATCAATCAGACAAGTTCGAGAGGGTTACTATCTCGATCTTCCACAACCAGAGGAGATCTAATGAAGTTCATCCCACAAGGAGTTACACGAAGTGTCGG